CGGGCTCTGTCGACTTGGTTCTGTGCGATCTGCCCTACGGGATGACGCAAAACAAGTGGGACGCGGTGATCCCGTTTGCTCCGCTCTGGGAGCAGTACGAGCGGGTTTGTCGGGGCGCGGTTGTTCTCTTCGCCACACAACCGTTCACGTCGCTTCTGGTCGTGAGCAACCCGGGTCGCTTTCGCTATTCGTGGGTGTGGGAAAAGTCGAGCGTTACAGGGCACCTCAATGCTCGACGGATGCCAATGCGAAAGCACGAGGACATCCTCGTCTTCGGGCGAGGCCCTTACATTCCGCAGGGCCTGGAGCCTTATCAGAAGGTTAAGCCACGCAGGGCGTCGCTTAACTACGGTTCTTTCGGCCTCGAAAACTTTCAAGAGTGGACCGGCTATCCGAGGTCCATCCTGCGGTTCGCCAACGATCCGAAGCGGGTCCATCCCACGCAGAAGCCCGTCGCTCTCCTCGAATACCTGATCCGCACCTACACCCACGAAGGCGACACGGTTCTCGACAACACGATGGGCTCAGGCTCAGCGGGCGTTGCCGCGATGAACACCGGCCGCCGCTTTATCGGGATCGAGCAAGATCCATCCTACTTCGCCATCGCCGAGGAGCGGATTGCAGAGGCCCGCACTCCACTCCGCAACGCCGCATGATCCAGCCCACGGCGGAGTTTCCAGCGGCGCTGCGGTTCCTGTTCGAGCCATCGCGCTACAAGGTCGCTTACGGCGGACGAGGCGGGGCGAAGTCATGGGGCATCGCACGCGCGCTCCTGATCTTGGGAGCGTCAAAGCCGACGCGGATACTCTGTGCGAGAGAGGTGCAGAAATCCATTCGCGAGTCGGTGCACCAACTCCTGAAGGATCAGATCGAAGCCCTTGGGCTGTCGTCGTTCTATGACGCGTTCGACGGTGAAATCCGCGGCTGCAACGGCAGCCTGTTTATCTTCGCCGGCCTCAAGCACAACGTCGCCAATATCAAGTCAAAAGAGGCGGTGGACATCGCCTGGGTCGAGGAGGCGCAAGCCGTCTCGAAGTCATCCTGGGATACTTTGATCCCGACCATCCGTAAGGAAGGCTCGGAAATATGGGTTTCCTTTAACCCGGAACTCGACACTGACGAAACCTACCGGCGCTTCGTACTCAACCCACCAAGTGGCGCTGCCGTCGTCAAGGTGAACTGGTCCGACAATCCGTGGTTTCCCGATGTCCTTCGTGCCGAAAAGGATCATCTCAAGGTTATCGACGAAGACGCGTATCTCACAGTCTGGGAAGGTCATTGCAAAGCCGTTCTCGATGGCGCGATCTACGCGAATGAGGTCCGAAGGGCCACCAGCGAGAACCGCTTCACACGTGTTCCCGTCGACTCCACGAAGCCCGTTCACACCTTCTGGGATCTCGGCCGAAGAGACAAGACGGCGATCTGGTTTGCACAGCAGGTCGGTTTTGAATATCGCCTCGTGGATTATTACGAGAACCGCGGCCACGCGCTCGCGCACTACCTCAAGGAATTGAAGGCCCGGCCCTACGTTTACGGTGAGACATGGCTCCCCCACGACGCTGAAAATGAACTGCTCGCCTCCGAATTGACCATCGAACAACAGGTGAGGGCACACGGCTTTGACGTTCGCATTGTGCCAAATATTCGGGTGGTGGACGGGATCGAAGCCGCGCGCGCTGTCTTCGCCAAATGCTGGTTCGACCAAGAGCGCTGCGCGGACGGGATCACCAACCTTAGGCGCTACCGCTACGACGTCAATCCCGACACCGGGCAATACGCCCGCACGCCGCTCCACGACGAAGCCTCACACGGCGCCGACGCCTTCCGCTACTTCGCGGTAGCGATGCAGGAGGCCGACGACCGGCGCGACCGCGACACGCCCGTGTCGGTCGGCTGGATGGGCTGACGCTCTCTCTCGAAAGCACACACCTTGGCTGAAAAAGACATCATCGCGGAGGCTCGCGAAGCCTTCGACGCGGCCTATGAGTCCGAAAAGGACAATCGCCGCGACGCGCTCGACGACATTCGCTTCGCGCGCCTCTCCGAGCAGTGGGACCAGAACGTCCGCCTTCAGCGCGAGCGCGAGGGGCGCCCGTGCCTGACGATCAACAAGCTGACGGCATTCACGCGCCAAGTCGTCAACGACGCACGCCAGAACAAGCCCTCGATCAAGGTGCACCCGGTCGACGATCAGGCCGACAAGCGCACCGCCGACGTGATGAACGGCCTCATTCGCAATGTCGAGTACTCCTCAAACGCCGACGTGGCCTATGACACAGCGACCGAAGATGCGGTTTGCATGGGGTGGGGCTATTTCAAGATCGACCTCGATTACGCCCATAACGATGCATTCGACCTCGATATCCTGATCAACCGCGTCAGCGATCCGTTCTCCATTTACGGGGACCCCGATAGCACCGCCGCCGACTCCTCCGACTGGAATTCCGCTTTCGAAACCGAGTGGATGAAGCAGAAGGAGTTCGAGAAAGCGTTCGGTAAGGAAGCGGCGAAGATCGATTGGGAGTCCTATTGCGACGGCGCGAAGAGCCGCGAGCAATGGGTCAAGGGCGACGACGTATTGGTCGCGCGCTGGTGGCAGCGCGAGGAAACCACCCGCAAGATCCTGAAGATGAGCGACGGCCAAGTGCTCGCCGCCGACAGCTTCGATCCCGATTTGCAGGAGCTGATGGCTCTGCAAGGCGTCACGGTGGTCGGCGAGCGCGACAGCAAATACTTCAAGGTCACGCGCCGCGTGCTGACCGGCCAAGAGGAGCTTGCGCTCGATAAGTGGCCGGGCTGCTACATCCCGATCGTTCCCGTCTACGGCGACGAGGTCGACGTTGAGGGCAAGCGCTACTTTCGATCACTGATCCGTGATGCCAAAGACGCGCAGCGGATGTTCAACTATTGGCGCACGGCCAGCACGGAATTGGTCGCGCTATCGCCGAAGGCCCCGTGGATCGGGCCCAAGGGCGCGTTCAAGACCGACCGCAACAAATGGTCGACCGCGAACACCGCGACGCATCAATATATCGAGTACGACGGCAACATGCCGCCGCAGCGGATGCACTTCGACGGACCGCCGGCCGGCGCTCTGCAAGAAGCGCTGAACGCCAGCGACGACATGAAGTCGGTCATCGGCATGTACGACGCTTCGCTCGGCGCTAAGTCGAACGAGACATCGGGCCGAGCCATCATGGCGAGGCAGCGTGAAGGCGATATCGCGACCTATCATTTCCAAGATAACATGACTCGCGCGATCCGACACGCCGGGCGCATTCTCCTCGATCTCATCCCGAAGGTTTATAAGGACGAGCGGATCGTTCGCACCATCGGCGAAGACGGCACGCCCGACATCGTGCCGCTCAAGCGGCCGATCCCCGTGAAGGACGCCAACGGGCAGCCCGAAGTCGATCCGCAGACGCAACAGCCCGTTACGCACATCTACGACCTCGCCAAAGGGAAATACGATCTCGTCGTCAAGGCGGGCCCGAGCTTCACGTCGCGTCGCGAGGAAGCCGCGATGCAAATGACTGAGATGATCCGCGCCTATCCGCAGGGCGCGCCCTTGGTGGCCGATCTCATCGCCAAACATTTCGACTGGCCCGGCGCCGACGAAATCGCCGAGCGCTTCAAGGCCATGCTGCCCCCGCAGGCAGCGGGCGGCATGCCGCCCGAGCTGGAGCAGGCCATGCAGGAGAGCCAGCAAACCATTCAGCAGCTCGCGGCCGAGAACGAGCAACTGAAGGCTGACCATTCGATCGACGAGGGCAAGCTCAAAATCGACGCCGCTAAACTCGAAGTCGAGAAGGCGAAGCTCGCCATAGAGCAGTCCAACCTCGCCATCGAGCAATTCCGCGCCCAGACCGAGCGCATGACGGCCGCTGCGCCCATCGAAGCGCAGGAGCGCGAGCACGGTCACGTCGATCAATCCAACGCGATGTTCGGAGCGCTCGCTCAGGCCATCGACAATCTCGCGCAGGCGCAAGTCGCTCCTAAGCGCATCGTGCGCGGGCCGGACGGGCGCGCTTCACACACTGAAACGGTGATCAACTAATGGCCTCTATCGCGCAACATTCCTTTCTGCAAACGGCTCTCAAGGCCGACCTTGATTTCGATACCGCGACCTTCAAGGGCATGCTCCTCACGTCGTCATACACGCCCGACAAGGATCATGACTTTAGGAACGACCTGACCAACGAAGTGGGCGCGTCCGGCACCTACGCGGCGGGCGGCGCTACCGCGACCGTCACGGTCACGCGCGATACCGTCAACGATCGCATCGACATCTCGCTCGGCGCCCTGTCGTTCACCGGCGCGACCATCACGGCGCGCTATGCGGCCTATTACGTCGCTCGTGGCGGCGCGTCGTCCGCCGACGATCTCGTCGCGGTCATCGACTTCGGCTCCGACGTGACCTCCACGGCGAGCACGTGGGCGCTCACGGCTTCGACTCTGCGGTTCCAGTTCTAATGCCGCGGCTCGCCAATCGGGCTAAAATGACGACCGCGACGATCGGAACGGGCACGATCACGCTCGGCTCGGCGTCGTCTGGCTATCAGACGTTCGCCAGTGCTCAGGTCCCCGATGGCGCTCGCGCTCGATACTGCATCGAAGACGGCACGGCGTGGGAACTCGGCATCGGCACCTACACAACGTCGGGCACGACGCTGACGCGCGATTTCTCGGAAAGCAGCACGGGCTCGCTCATCTCGCTCTCAGGCAGCGCGACGGTCTTCGTCACCGCCATCGATGAAGATTTGCGCGGGCTCGGCAAGGCCCGAGCGAACGCTATGAACCAACATCTGAGGTAACAACCTGTGGCCGCCAATATCGATCCGATTTTTTCGCGCGAAGCCGACGTTCAGTGGATCGCCACGACGAGCACAGCGAACACCACCACCGACCTCACGTCCGGCACGACCTTTCTCGCGTTCACCGCCGACGCCACCAACGGAGGGTTCCTGCAGAAGCTGAAGTTCCGCGCGACGCCGGGCACCAATACGGTCGCGACCGTCGCGCGCGTGTGGATCAACAACGGCTCGACCACGGGCACCGCGGCCAACAACATCCTGTGGGATGAGGTCTCGCTCCCTGCCACGACGGTGTCTGCCACTCTCGCAACGGCGGGCTATGACCTTCCCGTCAACATTCCGCTGCCGCTCGGATACCGGATCTACATCACGCTCGGCACGGCCCCGACCGGGACGTGGCAGGTCACGGCGGTTGGCGGCAAATACTAAGTCTGCCAGATCAGGGTATCGCCGACGCGAACGAAGCGGCGATTGCCGATCCACACCACGTCCGGCTCGCCGCTAAAGACGATCCCGCTCTTGTCGGGATCGATCCG